TGCGCCCTTCATTTCGTAGATCTGAGGTGCACGCTCTGGAAAGCGAGGTGCTGGTGAGATTGTCATATTTACTCCTTAAGGATGTATTGGAAAGGCCTTTTCCTAGTACATAGTTTCCACCTTTTTGAGCGGTCTATGTTGTTTAACTAGAAAAAAGGATTACTTGATGCAACAACTTCTGGCATTACCAAATCCTTAGTTAAGGAGCAGGCAATAGCCAGAGAATCCACAAAGTCATCATGTGCATAGGATTCGTCAGGGGCGGCTACAAGGAAATTAGGACCCTTGTACTGTACCTCTGCATCCACCATCTGTTGATAAAAACGCTTCCATGTTCGTAAACGCCGAGTTTTTGCATGGGCTGGCCATGCGAGCATCTTGCGTTGGATGAGTGCCTGTAGATGTTTCCAACGACCAGATTGCTCACTAGGACTAGACGTCAAAGACATAACCTCTGCCCTAGGAATCAATAGTTTAAGACGCTGTGCTACAGCATCGCCTACACCGTTAGCGTCCACACCAATAGCAAGGACGTCGTAGTTACTGAGGAAGTTTACGATCTGGAAATATTGCTCTTCCCAATCGTCTCCCTGCATCTCTAACCAGTTAAGGACTCTGTGATCAAAATAACCAAACTCATCAGGACGATCCCAATCAACCCAAACCACAGTAACAACTGTAGAGTCAGTTTTACGAGCAGGGTCGATGCCGACAACGACTGGGGTTTTATGCCATACCTTAACCAGTTCTTGAGAAGTGTCCCCCAAGTCGTCCATAATGTTCGAAGTAACAAACATGCCTCGCTCAAGAAGCCATTTGCAGTTGTACGACATTTGAAATTCATCTGATTCCTCACCAATTCGTAGCATTTCTTTTCTAATAAATTTCTCATAGTTATCATTAAACTTTGCAACATCTTTCCAGTCCCATTGGAAATGGTTCTGTCTATTACCACGAGTCGTCTGACGACGTCGGTTCATCTGGATTGCTTTGTAGAAGTTGTTCTTACTTGTTGTAGGTGTTCCAGTCTTGACCATTGTTCCTGCGTAGTAGGCAAGCATTGGAGAGATTGACTTTGATACAACAAAGTCATCAGCCTCTTGGCACTCATCGATAACAATTAAGTGGAAAGACTTAGACTCAATCTTTGCACGAGGGTTTGCAGTCATCATCGTGATTGTAGAGCCTGACTTCTTTAGTTTAATCTGACGTGTTACGCCTCCCACACGAGCAGTCTGGTCATCAATCTCAGGATCACCAAGAATCTCTAGTGCACGCTCTGATGTAAGGCGTGTGACTGTTCTACCGAATAATGTTTCAGCCTGTCCTTCAGTAGGTGCAAATAGTCCCACCCACAATCCATCTTTAAACTTACCAAGTAAGTCTGGGTATAACTTTGCAAGTCTAGGAAGTAGCACCATAAGTGTGGCTACTGTGTCAGCAACAGTCTCTGATTTTCCTGACTGACGTGAAGCAAGTGCTGTGATTTCTTCGCCATCGTTAATGATGACGGATTCAATAATGCGTCGTGCTAATGGTTTCTGGTACGGGTGCAGATCATGGCCAACAAGGACCTTAAGAAAGTCCATGATCTTTTCAACAAGTTTGTCAACAAACTGCTGGGACAGTTCATCTAACTGTTCATCTAGAGGTTCGTTCTCACCCTGTTCTTCTGCTTGATAGAACTCAGGGGTGATCTCTTCAAACTTGTCTTGATCTACGGTCATATGGAACTCTGTGTGCGTCGCTTTAACTCTTTGGCAATAGCGTGGAAGGCCTCAGCGCCCATCACTACCTCGTCGAGGTCAGCCTCGCTCTGGTGCCTCTGCCATGTGGAGATGTTTTTGCCGATCGTATACATTGATTGCTCCATCCATAAGATCAAATCTGGAGTAGAGACCGTCGACACTCGTTTCTCGATTCGACTCTGTGGCTGGTGTCCAGCCTGCTTCTTCCGTAAAATCATCGTATGTAACTTCCCGTCTTGCTAGTGCGCCGCTTAATGCTTCTTCTTCTTCTTTCATGGCTCCCCATTTACCTAAGACTAATCCATGGTACTTGGGTAATCGTACTATGAACGGAGTAGCAGTTCTGTACGGTTCTTCTATTTCTTGACTCCAGCCACGAACAACAAGTTTATTACCCCACTCATAGGGGAATCGAGTAACTTGAACAAATAGTGATCCGACATTGTGTACCTTTGGCATTTACTTCTTTCTGGATGAGGTGCTGTACTGCTTTCCACGACTGCTTGTCTGGGAGAGACGAGCATAACGGTAGAACTCTTTACGCACACCTGCTGGGATAGAGCGAACATTAGCAGGTCCACGAGGTTTAAAGTCTAAGTACTTATAGATGTACTGGCCCTTTGAAACACGCTTCTTGAAGTTCTGCCACTCAGATGGGGTTACTTCGTAGTAGTTGTAGAAAGTTCCATCACGGAATACCACAGTCAGAACGCCTCTTACCCTATCGTAACCTGCGGCTACTGTTCGGGGCCGTTCTGGGTTGGTACTGGAAGTTGGGACAACAGTAAGTGGCGCAGCAGCGGTACCTTCATCTGCTTGAGGGCCTTTGTAACCAGGGACAATTAGTTCACCTGTGTCATCGTCTTCATCGTAAGATTGACGGTAAGAAGAGCGATCAACGTAATTTCCGTCTGAGTCAATGTAATACGCATCTGCATCAATGCTCTGTGCTAATGCATCGCCAGCCTGATTGCGGCGGTTTGCTTCTCCAAAAGATTGTGGCTTGTAGTACTTATCAATTTCACCAAGGAACTCAATACCACCGAACTCTCCAGAGGAGGCTGCTGTTGGTAGAGCAGTGAAGGTTTTAGAGACCTGACCAAGAAGTTCGCCAGAAGACGGTATAGCAGTGCGTTGATTGCTCACTGCTCTACCGCCTACTGGACGTACCATGTGTTTATCCTAACAGATTAGGATGCTGCTGCCCAAGGAGTAATCGTTACTGCTGCACCTGGTGTTATTGTGTTTGCTCCTGCTGCAAGTGATTGTGCCTTGATTGTTCCAGCAACGGCAACTACTGCACCTGTAATGCTTGTAAGAGCAAGTAGGGTTGTAGCAGTTGTTGTGACTGTGAAGGTGTTGTCTGTAAGGCGTGTAACTGTGTAAGTACCGTTAACTGTCGCATCAACAGATGAGATTGTTACCTTGTTACCTGTAACAAAACCGTGTGCTGAGTCAGTGATTGTTGTAACGCCTGAGCCTGCTGTACGTGACGCTGCTGTTACGACACCTGCTGCGTTTGTTGCTGCTGCTGCAGTTGTAGGAACGAGTGATGCGTCCTTCATTGCGTCAGTTGCAAGTGCTGTTGTAAGACCGAGTACGTTAGGTACGAGTACGTAGTCAGTTGCTCCTGCTACATCTTCACCGTATGAACCTGGGTTGTACAATGGGAACCCGTTCCATCCTGAAAGAGCGATGATGTGGTTATCTGCTGCTGGATCTAGACGACCCGCTACTCTTGTGTAGACTGTATCTGAAAGAGTTGCACTTGCTGCATCTGGACGAGCATCGTTTGGTTGAATAGGGAAGTTACCCCATACAAAGTCAATTGCTACGTTACCTGCGTCATCGAGCAGGTTTCCGTTGTTATTTGTTGCCATGAATAGTCTGCTTTCTCTAGAGAAGTTAAAGCCTCATGCGCTTAGAGGCATGACAAGTCTACTTAAAATCATCGCAATCATGGTCTTCAAGTTCATTTGTTTCTAGGACGGTGTAGCAGTCCTTGCATTTGAAGAAACGCACATCATCTAGACCCACATGCAAAGAGTCAGCATGATACTCGCTCTGATCCATCTGAGGACCTGCTAAAACTTCTGGAGGAAATGGGCCCCTAGGGCTGTGCGCTGCTGAGGGCACGTAATGTCCCTGTATCGCAAATTTGCGAATTAACTTCATCTATTCCTCTGTTTTCTTAGGAGCCTTCTTCTTTGAAACTGAAAGTATTTCAACAACCTCTTCTTTAGCATCAGTAAGAGCCTGAGTAATGTTTAGTAATCCAGCCTTACGACGATCCTCTAAAAAACTTGGTAGGTCTTTACCGCAGTAATGTACAGACTTCTCTTTTGTTATACGGTAGACGTACAGGGCATCGTTAGAACAATTTGCACACTTCATTACCACTCCAATCCATGACTAAATTTTTTGCTTTCTGGGTCATACTCCGCACCACCACCCATAGGTCCTGGGCGTGATGGCATTGGAAACATCTCGGACAAGATCGTCTTGTGCTCTTCTGGAACATCTCGATGTTCAGACAGGTTCTGTGCACGAGTCCAAAACTCTGGTGGGTACATACCAAAATTACGAAGTATCTGACCATGAGACTTTAATGCAGGAATCTGCTTCGTGCGAACTGCAAAGTCTAATATCTTTTTGTCAATTGCTGACAATGGGTTTACTCGTGAGTCATACCCAGCATTAAAGTGGTTGTATGAATTATGGTCACGAGATAAACCGCCAGCCATAGTTACTTCTTCTTTGGTCGTGTTCCAGGAGCCGTTGGCTTTGCGCCCTTAGACTTCACTGGTACTGGTGGGACTTTTTCTCCCGTAATTGGATGAGTTGCTGTGTTGTTCTTTAGTGTGCCTGGCACTGGTGCTCCTGTCGTTGATGGGTTTATTGCTCCGCGTTTTAGGTAACCAGGTACTGGTGCTCCAGTATTTGCTGGTGTTGGTTTTTCTTTTCTAGCGAGTACTGTTTGTTCTGTGTGGCGTTGGTGAGCCATAGCGGTCTCGTAATGATAGCGCTTTCTCTTGTTTCTTTCCTCTTCATGCTTTGGGTTAAAAGAGTCAAGAAGATTGGCAGCCGCTAAAAACGGGTTCCAGTCTTTTGCTTGAAATTGCACGTCGCTCATAGGTCTATCTTCCCTTAAATACGGGGTTCAGTCTTTGTGTCTGTTAAACAATTTTCAATGGCAATTAGCCTTTCGCCCATCTCTACAAAGGCCTCCATGACTAACTCTTGGTTTGCATAGAGTTTGTTGACGGTGTCTTTTGTGGACTTACCGCCGTTTTGACTTAACTCGCCATCTAGTTTGTTGAGGCGCTGCATCACTCCTGGGACTTCATCTCTGCCTGGTGCCGCCTCTTCGCCTTCCCAGTCGCGCATGAAGCGCTCCATCCACTGCATAAATCGCTTCACTCTTTTGTACAGTGGGTTCAAGAGAACTCCTAGGCTAATGAGAGCACCAGTGACAACTCCAATTGTCATAAAGGTATTTGTCACTGGTGCATCTCCTCTAAATTACTTCTTGCCGAAGCCGTATGATGGATCTTTTGGATTTATAAACTTTGCTGCTGGTCCAAGTAGACCTGCAACAAAAGCGTTAGCCAATGTCTTTGGGTCTGTGATGCCCGCCATGTAGAGTGCTGCTACTGCAGCAACAGATGCACGAAGCCAAGTTGCACCTGCAGCCTTAAGTACGTTGATATCCATGTTTCTCCTTACTAGATGCCCCCAGGTAAATAATCCCTTATTCGTCGCGGTTACGCAGGGGATACGTAACTACCCATGCGAAGATTGTTCCAATAATTGCGTATCCAACAACAGTTTTAGCGCTTCCGTCGAGAACGACCCATGCAATGAACATTCCAAGGAGTGTCCAGAGTTGATCAATCATGTCTTTTAGTATCTTCATTTTCCTACCTTTCTTCGTCTCATTGCTTTGCTCTCACCAGATGGACCGCCACCGCCAGAGTTACCTCCACCAGTAGAACCGCCAGTTGAACCTCCAGTTGCACCGCCTGCTGCTGCTACAGCATTCATAGCAGC